AGCGCAGGCGGCGCAAAAAAGGGACGGGGTTGAACGATGCATGACGCAGCCCAAACTCTCACCTCTGCTGCTGGTCCGTCGGCCGAAGAAGCTCGCATTCTCGCTAACCTGTCGAAACGAGAAAAACTGACGGAGTCCCAGGCGAAAGCTCGGCTCGCAATCATCAGCAAGATTCAACCGCGCCGCGTCGACCTTGCAAACCCGCCAACCGATCAGAAGCCGCGATGGATGCTTGCCGGAAAATCTATCGCCACGCCGGGGAATCTTTGCGGAGTCCAGGCGCAGGCCGGCACCGGCAAATCTGCCTTTGTTGGCGCACTCGTAGCCGCTCGCATCGTTGCTGAATTTGGTAAAACCGATTGCGACTGTTTAGGGGTTCAGGCAGACAGTGAAGCGAAGGGCAACCTGTATCTGATAGATACCGAGCAGAGCCGATTCGATCTATACACCATCGTCGTCCGCCTGCTTCGCCGCGCAGGCGTGGATAAAATTCCTGAATGGCTTCACGTTTACGGGCTGGCGGGATATTCTGCAATCCAGCTCAAAAAGATCGTCGCGGCACTTCTTTGGGAAGCCGAGTTAGACGGCGCTTACGGCGTGATTATCGACGGCATCGCCGATCTTTGCGCAGACGTGAACGACGCGGAAGAATGCAACGCCTTCGTGGCCAGGCTGCATGAGCTGGCGATCAAACACGATTGCCCTATCATTTGCGTGCTGCACGAGAACCCTGGTAGCGAGAACGGCAAAGGCCGCGGTCATCTCGGCTCACAACTTGAACGCAAGGCAGAGTCAGTGTTACGCCTGCAAAAGACCGACGAGGTCACAGCGATCTTCAGTAAGAAGGCACGGCGTGCACCAATCACAGAGAAGGAAGCACCGCGCTTTCGTTGGTCTAATGATGCCGGGATGCACGTCTCATGCGAGACAATCGCTAGTAGCAAGGACGATGCAAAGCGTGAGAAACTACGCGACATGGCAGAGGCCGTGTTCATGCACGCAGGCAAGACGGGGTTAAGGTATGCAGACCTGTTGAAGGCAATCGCTGAAGTCCGACGCATCTCCCCGTCAACCGCAGAGGACAGGTTCAGTCAGATGAAACAACTTAACGTTATCACTAAGAACGTGATTTCGCACGAATGGCAGATCAACCCCGTTGCCCCGTGATTACCCCGTATTTAACCCCGTCGACGGGTGACCAGATACCGAACCCCGTAACCCCGTCCGCCCCTATATATAGGGCGGAGGGTGACGGGGTAATGGTTGGGAAGGACAGGGTCACTACCAAAGCCCAACCAGCCGCGAGGGCTTATCGCAGGCCAAGTGCAGGTCTACCACCCCGGGGGCAGTCTGAAAGTTACCACTCCCCCGACATGAGACCGATTCGCCTCCCTTTTTTTTGTGAGCGCTTCCCCGATTCAAAACAGATTTTGCCATGAAGAAAAATGAACTACCAAAACCGCCGTCGCATCTGACGCCCGCCTCAAAAAGCTGGTGGCAAGTCGTCGTCGAAAACTTCGAACTTGAACCGCATCACCTGAAATTGCTCCAGGCCGCCGCCGAGAGCTGGGACCGCCTACAATCTGCTCGCGCTGTTCTCGACAAGGAGGGCATTTCGTACCTCGACCGCTTCGGTGCGCCCCGGGCCCGGCCCGAGGTTGCTGTCGAGCGCGATGCGAAGATCGCCTTTGCACGGCTCGTGCGCGAGCTGCGTCTCGACGATATACCACCACCGGAAGCCGCGCGCCCTCCAGCCCTCAACCGTTGACGCCATGCCATACCGGAAAACATCGTTGCGGCGCCGTGTGGTCGATGCAGACCTGACGAGCGACAAAATAGAGTATTTGTTTCACGGATACATCCTCACAAAGGGAAACAGCAGCCCTTTCGAAAGCGACGACGCCGCGCGCAAGTTCTGGATCAAACACCGGGCATTGATCGTGCGTTGGTATTCCTTGGCTGGCGTGCCGGCCGAGTATCGGCGCTGGTCATTCGAATTTGAGAACACGTGCGGACCATTCCCTGGTTGCCGTCCGTGGGCGTGGTGGAAATTCGACGCGCCGGAAAAGCGGCGCCGGATTATCGCGATGGAGGAATTTAAATGGCACGGAGACAAGCCCGCTGAATTCAGCGAACGGCCGGTGACGGAGGCCGAGGTCGAAGAGATTTGGCAGGATTACGGCGGTGATGAAGGGTTCGGCATTCCTCAATTTAGCGGGTTGTTTATCGTCGAGAGCGAAGCCGATTACCTCAAACGCCACGGGCTATTGACGGTGCGGGAACAGGTACGCCTTCGCCACGAGGAAAAGAAAACCGCGTAAGCCGGGTTGAAATGATACAACGGCATGACACCTCTGTAGGACTCCGCGAGGCGATGCGCTGGGTTGCTGAGTTACGCTCCCCGCAGCTCAGGGGCGGACGTGTCACAGCGTTGTATTATGTCATTTACGGGCCAGATTTCTTCAACTGCGTGACGCTCGCCGACGTGTGCCAGGCGCAGGGAGTATCACCCCGATCACTACGCTACCTTTTAGACGAACTGAGTAAGCGGTTTGGCCTTCGTAGAAACGCATTCGCTGCCGCTTCTGAAATGTCGCAAGAGCGCATCAGTGAGAAGGAAGCGCAAGATGAAGAAAATTCTATTGCCGCTTCTCCGCAACTATAGGGGCGCGTCCCCATGCTTTAATAAAATGAAAATCAAACCGACCGAAAATCTATCGCCAGAGCAAGCCACGGAAAAAATCCGTTCGCTCGCTCGGCTCGAAAACGAATATAGCGCGACGCACGCGGCGCGGAAACAAGAACTCTTTAACCTGCTTGGTGATGACGACGTGGAGGCGGTGTTGAAGGCAAAGCCTGAGCTTCTCAGCCAGGCGGGGGCCGACCTGATCAAACTGCAATCGACCATGCAGATGTGTGACGTTGCCCTCAGTGGCGTTCGTTCCCGCACGCGTGAGCTTGGCGTTATTGTTGCTGACGAAGTCACACGGATGGCGACACGCATTCAAGAACTGAATACACAAAACGTCGAGCTGGTGAAGGCGCGTGTCCGCGCAATCCTCGCGGAGCATTTTGTCGACGGCGTGCAACTGAATGTCGCCGTGATCCACAGCAAGCAGGTGCAGGCCGAAGTCCTATTTGTGAACAATCATTCCGCAAACTACTCCGTCCCGACGGTAAACGCGGAAGGTGGAGACGGCGTTGCTCTCTCGCCTCATGCGACCGCAGCGCGGGTCATCTCAGCTTATGACGGTGCGGCCGCAGTTCTCGCCGAAGTTGAAGCACACACCAAGGAACTGACGAAGGAATCCAAATAAGGCGAACCACATGAAAACACCAATTTCTCTCACAGACTATTTCCGCGCCACTCTTCAGAGCGGCTCAATGGATGACGTGCTGACGGAAGAACAGCGTTCCGAACAAGACCGGCTTCAAAGCAGCATGCCCGAAGCCACAGGCGGAATCATCGTGCCGTGGTTCGAACGCCGCGGCCTCGACGTGACGGGCGGCACATCAGGCGGCCAATATCTAAACGCGACGAACGTTCCGGAGGTTGGCCTTGGCCTGCGCGATAACGACGTGCTGGCCGGTCTCGGCACGCGATATTTCCTCGGCATGAATGGCAACGTAAACCTTCCGAAGGCAAAGCCGACCATCGTGGCCAGTTGGACTTCTGAAACCGGAGCACAGACCGACGGCACCGAACTTTTCGCGACGCTCAATCCGACTCCGCAGCGCGTCAGCGCGCAGATCACAGTGAGCTCGCAGTTTCTTTTGCAGAATCCCAACGCCGAAGCGTTTTTACGCGCCGAACTCCCGGCCGCGATCGCTGAGGCCATTCAGCAAGTCGCGATCAACGGCGCTGGCAGCGGCAGCAATCAGCCGGTGGGCATTTTGGGAACGGCCAACATTGGCAGCGTAGTCGGTGGCACCAACGGCCTTGCCCCAACATATCAAAACCTTCTCGACCTCGAATACGCGCCGGCCAACGCCAAGGCGAATATCAAACGGTTTGGCTGGCTCGTGTCGCCGAAGGCTCGCCGCAAGCTGCGCGGCACTTTCCTCAACGGCACCGGCTCGGATCCGGTATGGGATGCGACGCAGGCTTATTCACTGCTCGGCAGCCCTGCTGGCGTGACAACCGCCGTCCCCGACACGCTTACCAAGAACACCTCGGTCGGTATCTGCTCAGCCCTGATCTTCGGCAATTTTGCCGAGCTGTTCGTGGTGGTCTGGGGCGCAGGCATCACCTTCGAGGTTCTGACCTCTGTTCCGTATGCCAAAGCGGGCCAGGTGCTCGTCGTAGCCACGGCGTTTGTTTCAACCGGTGTTCGCTCGCCTGAGTCGTTCGCTGCGATGACTGACGCGCTGTGCTAACCAACTGCAATCTTTCCTCAGCCGCTCCCAGTTGAGGGATTCATAAGCTAGCGGCGGCCCTAGGTTTTTCCTGGGGCCGCAACTAGAAAACCAAAACAAACATCTCATGAATATCGAACGCCGGTACTACGCAACGAAGGTCGAATTTCGCGCAGCCTCCAAAGGCCAACCTGCGTTGGTTCGTGGATACGCCGCCGTTTACGGTTCGCCATCAAAAACGCTGCGCAGTTCCCGCGGTGAATTTGTCGAAATAATCGAACGCGGATTTTTCGACAACGTCCTAAACGATGATGTCCCGGCGCTGTTCAATCACGACGCGAACTTGATCCTTGCCCGTTCCAATGCGGGCAAGGGCACGCTCAGCATTTTCAGCGATGGCACTGGGTTAGGCTACGCGTTCTCACCAGACCTTCGCCAGAATTACGCAACAAACTTGGTCGTGGCGCTTGAGCGCGGTGACGTCAAAGCCTCTTCGTTCGGCTTCAGTGTTCGCGAGGGCGGCGACAAGTGGGAACGCCGTTCCGACGGTATGCTTGTTCGCACGCTCTGCAAAGGCGGCTGTAAACAGCTCTATGACGTGAGCCCGGTTACATACGCGGCTTATGACGAAACCGAGGTTTCACTCCGTTCGCTCGACGCTTTCCTAACTTCCGCAAAGGTACAAGAAGAAAGTCCCGTTCAAAGGCATGAGGCATACCTGCGCGCCATCCACAAGATTACCCACTCAAGCGGGAAATCAGACGCTCAAGGCAGTTCATCGTCTGGTGTTAACATTTGGGAGCATCGCCTGCGGTTGTTGGAAAGAACATCCCACAGATCGTGAATTTTCAGTGGTCATAACGGTGTTTGTCTGGCGGCCGTCGTCTTCTTTCAGCGACGGCCGCTCAGGCAAGCGTAACAATTAAACGGATACAATATGGTTAAAATAAATGACAAATTAGCAGGTTGGGGAAGTCTGCCGGAGCGTAATAAAAACGAGTCTCGCAGCTTCTGGTTTTCACTGATCGTACAACTTCTGGTTTTTGCCGGCCTTTGGTATTTCGATCCAGGTCTCATTAACGCCGATCTTATCGCGATTTCTGGCATGATAATAATCCAAGAATACCGGTATCTGAAGTTTAGGAAAACGATAGCTGAAATTTCGCGGAGGGTCGACTAATGCCGCAAGTAATATCCGCTGCCGAAATCGCATGGGACATTATAAAGGTCGCAATTGTCGTCGGCTCGATTATCTATTCCCAGCAACAGGCGCGGAAACTAAAGAACGCGCTCAAGAGCCTGACCAGTACGCAGTCAAGTGCGCAGGGAAGGAATATAACATCCCGAGACTCTGCCGCATATCATCAAATTGTTTACGGTGAATGCCGTGTCGGCGGAACGGTTATCTTTAACTCAAACACAGGCCCGAACAGCGAATATAAGCACCTGGTTATTGTGATGGCAGGCCATGAGGTTGACGGGTTTCACACACTCCAGCTTGATGACGAAATAGTAGAACTGACTGCAGATGGAAGAGCAATTGGTCATTTTGCGGGATACCTGAGAGCGTATTTTTTCACCGGCGCGCAGGACCAGGCGGTCATCCCAATGCTTGCCGCAGAATGCCCGGACCTGTGGGACGCCAGCCACAAACTGAGCGGCCTTGCAGGCGTATACATAGGGCTTACGGTAAACTCCGATCTATTCCCGAACGGAGTTCCCAACATCACGGCAATATGCCGAGGGAAGAAATTATTCGACCCGCGCACGGGGTTAACCGCCTGGAGTAATAACGCCGCGCTGTGCCTAGCTGACTACTATTGCGACAAAAAACACGGGCTTGGTTTCGATATGGATACCGAAATCGACATACCCGAACTAATCGCATCCGCTAATGTGTGCGACGAACAGATTCCTGTAAACCCTCGGCCAACGTCATGAGTGAACGAATTCCGTCTTATATTCACGAACTTAGCGCCTCAAAAAACGCGGGCCGTGTCAGAATAAAATCCACATTCTCCGAGCGGGTCGTGATCCACGAATGCGGACACTTTGTAATGGCGCAATCTCTGGGGCTAAAATGTGCCCAATTGTCGATAGACGCCAGATTGTGCCCCGATGGCGGAGCGGGTTTGTGCTCTCGCAAAAGTGGCGTCATGGATGTCTTCCTCGAGGTCGAAATCAAAGGCAAAGGACTGGAGGCAATAGCCAACAAGTTTCCAGATCCCGCCGCTGCGTTGGCCAGATATCAAAGCGAGAAGAGGCGTTTCGCCCGGGCGCGTCTCTCCTACAGCCTGGCTGGCGCGATCGCGGTCAACGTGCTTTTCCATGATTGCACGAAGCCGAGTAGTGCAGATGAACCGCACGCAATGCGGATGGCGAAGTTCCTTCAGCCAGACGACCCTTGGCGTGCGTATGACATGGCAAGCACGTTTGTCGCATCGCAGATGGCAGGAGCGCTCGGGCATTCAGTGCGTGCCGCGGCCGTTGAATTGACTGCCAAGAAAACGCTTCGAGGCGCAGAGATCGACGCTCTTTGGGAACGCGTGAAACCGGCTGCTCACGCCTGAGGCCATAAGGTTTTCTTAAATCGACCGCTGCGGCAAATTAGCCAACAGCGGCCAACGAAACTCTTGCTCCTAGGCAATGGTAGAGCCTGCGAGGGTCAAACCAACGACCCTCGCGGCTCAAACAACGAATCGGCATGGACTCGGTCAACGATTCGCGGGAAAGGGTAGGGATGCACCTAACCGATCACGATATTGGGAGAATTGTGGAGATCCTGGAAACAAGGCTCAAAGACGAACGACTTCCTTCTGCCATCACCAAGCTCGCGTATGCGGTCGAGCTTCAAACCCGCGTAATCGAGTTGCTCGTTGAAGGCATGAAGCCAGGTGTGGAAGCCAAGATTTTAGGCGTTTCGGTACACACGGTTTCACGTCGCCGCAAAGCACGCCGTATGGAACGGCTCATGTCATGACCTCCCGCCGTCCGTTTTCGCCTTGAACTTTCGCCGGATCGCGAACCGCTATCTATCCGCTATCTATTACCTAGAGAAATCGGTTTCCGTCACGCATTTGTTGCTCGTTTTTCGTTGCGCTCGGCCGATTGAAGGACCAACGCTCTCTGTTGTGGTCTAGGACCACCGCGTGTGATAGCGCGAAGGAAATGGCAATATGCCAAACCAACATATACAATCCAATTGCAGCCGTCGCGAACGCGAGCGGGGTCACTATGTGCCCCCACTATCACCTCGTTAGTAGCGGCGGTTGCTTTTTTGTTAGGATTACCCAATGAAAACTAGCTCAACGTACAGTATTCAGAAAGCAAATACAAGCCGCAATGTAACCTTAGAATGCTATCTGCCTGTGGACCTCCGCAGGCGGGCAACGAAATATGC